ACATTGTCGAAGATTGTAGGGCTGGTCGAGACCATAAATGAATTGATAGACGGTGTTTCTAAGAATAAAACTAAAAAACAAAATGACTACGATGTTAAAGTGCAATATGGATAAAGGTATATCCAACTTTAAAAATGTGTTTGATCTGTATGGTCAAATTGGTCTTACGGAAGTGTGCTTCGACGTCAGAACCGAGGGCATCTACGTGTACACCACCTACGACAAGAGCATACACACCATGGCGACTTTTTTGGCCGCGTCGTTCTTAAAGTACACGTGCGACTGCGACTGCATATTCCTGTTGAACATAAAGACGATGAAGGAGAATCTTAAGAACATTACCAGCGCCGACAAGATCGAGTTGACCATAGAAAACAAGTGCGAGTTGTGGATAAAAGTAACCAAAAGCACCATAGAGTTCTCAAAGAAGGTGACCATGAAGGAGACCCAGAAGAACATCCTCCCAACCTTGGACGTCGCTCCGTCGTTGAGCATCAGGCTGCTCGACTTTTTCGAATTTTGCAGATCGGTCAACAAAAAGTACAATTTGACCATAAAAACGTCGGCTGACAGTCCAGAGATAACTTTCGAATCCGAGAAGAGCAAAGTAACCATAAAAAGCAACAACACCGGCGAGGACAACATTTGCGATTTTGAAGAGGAGTTCAAGGCCGAGTACTTTTCCAAATTACAAAAACTGTCAAAGTTTGGCACCAACCTGAACATATACGCGCAGCCGAAACAACCGTTGGTGTTCAAGACGGTCGCCAGTTCGAAAAACTTGATCCACATGGTCATCTGGATCAAGTCGTTGAAGCAGATGGAGAGAGACTACGAAGATTTGGCCAAGTAATTTTAATGCTTACGACAAGCATTAAAATTATATTATTTTTATGGAGAAGGAGGACCTTGTAGTTCGTTGTAGATCAAGATTAGCAGACACACCGCTGTAACTGCGTGATCGTTGTGGTACAAGCCGTACGCGAGCCAGACGACGGTCAAAATTTTTGCAATGTTCATCTTTACGTCCCTGTTCGAGTCTGAACCCCGGTGCACAGACGCCAGTAGGCTAACGCCCAATATCATGGGAATTAATGATGTTTCTTCACCACGATTCGAGACCATTTATTTTATCGTCCAGGTTGTGGTCGAGTTGAAGCGACGACATCGCTTAAATAAACATGAACTACTGCAACTACTACTTTGACTACATAAAACGTAACCGACACGCCGGTTGGAACTGGTCGCGGCTCTCTGAAAATGCAAACATCACTTTGGACACGGTCAAACGTAACCTCAATATGCCGTGGGACTGGTTTTACGTGTCCAAGAACCCTAACATAACTTTTAAAGATTTTAAGGGCAATCCAGACCTTCCGTGGAACCTCGAGGGTCTTGTCAGAAATCCAAACGTGCGTATCCGAGACGTGGAGGACAACCCGGACATGCCGTGGGATTGGGACGTTGTGTCTTACGACCGCGGCGTCACCATCGACCTGGTGCTTGAAAATCTAGAAAAGCCCTGGGACTGGGCGTTACTGTCCGGCTACGGAAAGTTTACTCTCGCCGACGTGTTGACTCACTCTGATTTACCGTGGGACTGGATGTGGCTGTCTTTCAACCCAAACATCTCTCTGAACGACATTGAACAAAATCCAAATTTGAGATGGAGATGGTACCAGGTGTCCTCGCATCGTCGGTTAACCGAAGACTTTGTGATGCGACACGTCGACAAGCCGTGGGACTGGAACAGCATACTCGACCATCCCGACATTGACAACATTGATCGTATTCTGGACATTGTCGTGGAGCGGCACAGCAACATCATCCACTGGGGCGCGTTGTCTCAAAATCCCAAAGTGACTTGGAGCACCATCGCGCGACACATTGACATGCCGTGGATGTGGTCCAGCCTCTCGAGCAATCCCAACGTCACCCTCGAGATCATCAAAAACAATCCGAGTCATCCGTGGGAGTGGACCGAGGTGTCGTACAACCCCAACGTTACCGTCGACGTGGTGAGAGCCAACCCCGAGATTCCGTGGGACTGGAGCGTTCTCACTAGAAACCCAAATGTTACGTGGCGAACCGTGCGAGACAACCCGGACATGCCGTGGGACTGGAGCGTCGTGTACCGCAATCCCAACGTGGATTTCGACTTTATCACTCGACACCCGACCAAACCCTGGAATATCGAGTACATGTCCCGAAATCCGACCGTGCCGTTTGAATTTATTTTGGCCAATCTACACTTGCCGTGGAACTGGTCTAGTTTGTCCATAAACCCCAACATAACCTGGGCCATGGTAGATCACCGTTCCGACCTGCCGTGGAACTACGGCTTCTTGTCGGCCAACGCGATGCATCTCCAGAAATCAATCTGGTACGTGAGAGTCGTGGAGCGCCGCAGACTGGACCAACTGGAGACGAGAAAGAAGATGGTTTCCAAGATCGAGTTGTGGTGGTTGGAGACCATGTACAAACCGACTTCCAGATACGTGACTCAAGTTTTAAAGGACAAATTTGAGCGTACCGCGGCCGAATTTTTATACTAGAATTTTATGCTTTAGCGAAGCATAAAATTATTTTTTAATTTTGTTGGCGTATCCTCTGTACTCTGGGCATCCAAACTTAAAGTCTTGAATCAACGGCGCCTTGTAGTAGAACACGCACTCTGTCCAGTCGTTGGACGTGGTGGTGTTGTTGATGTACAACGCGGTGTAGTCGCCCGTGATCGAGTCCATGATCTGCTCAAACAAGCCGAAAGACGGTATGATGCCGGCGTAGTTTTCGTACAGCCTCTTGCGGATGGCGATGTTGGACTCTCGAAAGATGAACGCGCCGTCAATGTTGGATCTGATGTGCGGCTTCACGTCCAAGGCGTACTGCAGAGACACCAAGTACAGCATCTTCCAGTGCCTGCCGTTTTTGAAGAGACCGGTTTGCGGAACTTTGTTGAAGACGGTGGGGTCGTCCATGCAATCGTCTACTATCAACATTGACCACGGATTTTTTACGTGCTCCCGGGCACCCTTTTGTCGTACTATGATGTTCGACAAGACGTCGGGATCGTACTCGTCGTAGATGTAGGCGTCCGGCAAGAACTCGCGATAGAACCCGGTCTCGGATTCTGTTCCCGACATGGCCACCGCCACCGGAATAATGTGACTCTTGTGGTAGAACAACGACTTGATCAAGGTGGACTTGCCGCTACCGGGTTTGCCGATTATAAAGATTTTGGACCCCCCTTGGTTGATGTCGGAACGATTGTTCATATTAGGGTTGATTATGTCCAGACACAAAGGTTTGATTTGAATATGGTCGACGCCAAGCTCTCCCATTGTATGTTTATTTATACAATTTCTGTTGATTTTTCTCTTCTTCTTCAGAAGTCACGTTTAATGGCGCTTTGTACCATTAAACGTCGTCCTATCTCGAGATGGTGCAAGACTTGCATTTTCTAACGTACACAAAGTACACGGTGAGCAAAACTGATACAACGGTGGCGATGACGGCCCATTTGCGGATGGTCTGTTGGCGGTCAGAGCCGAACGCGGTGCCTGCCCCGGCGAACGCGAGCGGTATGGTGAGACAAGCACCGCAAAAGTTCTCTTTTACTTGCATGTTTTATTTACTTGGCTTTACCGACCCTATTTTTTAGACTTTGATTTGGGCGGTTTTGGGCGGCAAGCAACCTTTGTAGGCGACTCGTCCTCGACGACAGCGGCTTCCTCAGGCGTCGGAGACTCGAGTTTTCCGGTATCGGAGGGAGCAACCAACCCCGGAGAGCTGACGACGTCTTCCGGGGTTGGTTGCGCGTGCGATGATTCGACTTCGTCTAGAGGATCGACGTCTTCAAAGCAGTGCTTCAAGTACTTTTGCATTGTAGGGTACCTGAGGACCACTTTCGAGTCCAGTTGAAGTAGGTTCTTGAGAGCGTTGTCCGGCAAGATGATGGTGCGGTTGTTGGGGTCTTGCAGGTCGTTGTCTTTTATGTACTTGCACAAAATTTTGGTCACCTCGTGTCGCGACTTGCGAGTCGCGCCGTGCTCCAACTTTTCTTCTTCGTCAAACTCGG